GCGGTGATGGTGAGGCATTCTGCCGATCCAACATCCTCAAGTATGCGTCACGATATGATAAGAAGGGCACTGCCCGTCGTGACATTATGAAGATCCTTCACTATGCTGTTCTTCTGATGCATTTCAATGACAAGAATGCAAAACGTGAAATCTACCCTCAATAATAATGAAACTCAAAGAACAAACAATGAAACTGTCTGACAACGCACTTGCTATCCTCAAGAACTTTGCGGGTATCAATAATTCTATTCTTGTAAAGCAAGGCAACAAACTTCGCACTATCTCTGTGGCAAAGAACATTCTTGCCGAAGCAGAAATCAAAGAAGATTTTCCACGGGACTTTGCGATTTATGATCTCAACCAGTTCTTGAACGGTTTGAGTCTTCATCAGGATCCCGATCTCGACTTCAATCAAGATAGTTACTTGAGTATCAAAGAAGGCAAACGTCGTGTGAAGTATTTCTTTGCCGACCCGAATGTAATTATTGCTCCTCCAGAGAAAGAGATTACATTGCCATCTCAAGATGTATGCTTCCAGTTAGATAGTGTAACACTTGATAAACTTGTAAAGGCAGCAGCAGTATATCAACTTCCTGATATGTCTGTGATTGGTGGGAATGGTGTTATTAAACTGGTTGTTCGTGATAAGAAGAATGATACTTCTAACGAGTATGCCATTGTTGTTGGTGAGACTAGTGATGATTTTGAGTTTAACTTTAAGGTAGAAAACATCAAGATTATTCCTGGTGCTTATGAGGTAGTAGTGTCTTCTAAACTTCTGTCACAATTCACGAATACACAACACAATCTCAAGTATTACATTGCTCTGGAACCTGATTCGACATTCGGATGAGACACATTCTCTTCACGCTCAAAGGGTGTCCATATGGATTACTAGATGATGAAGCACACATTCGCAATGTGCTGGCAAATGCATCAAACCTTGCCGAAAGCACATTGCTGAATATTTCATCTCATAAATTTGATCCTCACGGTGTAACTGCCGTAGCACTTCTTGCAGAGAGTCATATTAGTATCCATACATGGCCGGAGAATGGTATGGCAGTATGTGATGTGTTTACATGTGGTGAACATACAAATCCACGATCCGGTGCCACATACATGTATGAAGCAATGGGTGCAACGGACATTGTATCTGAAATCTTTACTCGACCTTTGAAATGACCAAAGTTGATGTTCCAATGAGAATAACCGGTAGTATCCTAGTGATTACTGCATATTTTGTTGTTCTTCATATCAATATAACTTTTGGAGTTATGCTGCACTTCGTTGCTGATATGATTTCAGTTCCTTACTTTATAAGGACAAAATCTTGGGATGTCGTTATAATGCTTATGTTCCTACTGGCAATCAGTTTTAGTAAACTCTTAACATGAACATTTTCGTCACAAATGAATGTCCAGTCAAGTCGGCACAAGTTCTTCCTGATAAGCACATCGTCAAGATGCCTCTAGAGTGCTGTCAGATGCTCTCTATCGTTGCCTCAGACAAATGGGGGCACGGGTATGGAACTCTTCCCAAGACCGATGGAACCCCATATGCGACTGATAAGGGTGCCTTCCGCAATCATCCCTGCACCGTATGGGCAAATGAGACTGATGCAAATGCCCGGTGGTTGATTCGGCATGGTCTTGCATTGTGTGAAGAGTATTCTAATCGATATGGAAAAATTCATTCTTGCCTTCATACTCTTGCACATGCAAATAAAATTTTTCCATTAGATGCTACTCATCGTTCAAAACTTACTCCTTTTGTTCGTGCAATGCCCGAAGAGTTTAAGTTTGATATGAATATAAGTACTATCGAAGCGTATAAGATGTACATTGCATCTAAACCATGGGTGTGTGATAATTACTTAAGATTGCCAAATCGCAAACCTGAATGGGTATGAATGGAAGAACAATATGGTTGGGATACTAAAGATGAGTTCCCTAATGAAAGTACTGAGTTTCCTTCTTCACGAAGAGTTAAAACACTTTATCTTTATGCATTAGAAGGTGGTGGATGTATCATGCACGATGGATACATTCAAATAGGTATTATGAAACATAGTGTTGAGAAACATATGGAACTAAATCCTACTATTAATTGGATTGTGACCTATTGGTGTCCTGATATTTTTACTAACAGATATAAGAGGGCAACATTTCAGAAAACTGAAAAAAAATATGAAGGTAGTCCAAAGACGGACAACCAAGGACAGGGTATAGATTTGGACAAAGAACCGAAAGGTTGTGGTATACTAAAGGACAAGTAGATTTGATTATGAACACAGACAGAACTGATTTTTTGTGGGTTGCCAAATATGCTCCGAAAACTATTGAAGAATGTATTCTTCCTGAGAGTACAAAGAAGACTTTTCAATCTTTCCTAGATAAGGGAGAGATACCTAATATGCTACTTGCCGGTCCTCCAGGCATCGGTAAAACAACAGTAGCAAAGGCATTATGTAAAGAACTTGGAGTAGATGTATATGTCATCAATGGATCCGATGAGGGACGATTCCTTGATACCGTCAGAAATAATGCGAAAAACTTTGCTTCGACCGTATCGCTTACGTCAGATTCTAAACACAAAGTCATTATCATTGACGAAGCTGACAACACATCCAATGATGTACAACTCCTATTACGGGCGTTTATTGAGGAGTTCGCTGGCAATTGCAGATTCATCTTTACCTGCAATTACAAAAACAAAATCCTTGAACCTCTCCATTCCCGATGTGCCGTCGTTGAGTTTGGAATCAAAGGAAAAGAACGTCAAGGAATCGCAGCACAATTCTTCAAACGCATCCGACAAATCTTGGATGCAGAAGGTGTTGAATATGATAACAAGGTCCTGGTAGAATTAATCAATAAGCACTTTCCTGATTGGAGGAGAGTTCTTAATGAATGTCAAAGATATTCCGTAAGTGGAAAAATTGACTCTGGTATTCTCGCTACTTTTTCAGATGTTGCCGTCAATGAACTGGTTAAAAACCTTAAAGAGAAGAATTTTCCCGAAGTACGTAAATGGGTTGTCAATAACCTGGACAATGATACTACTGTCCTGTTGCGTCGTATTTACGATGCTTGTTATGATTCCTTGGTTCCGAATAGTATTCCTGCTGCTGTGCTTGTCCTTGCTAAGTATCAGTATCAAATGGCATTTGTGGCGGACCAGGAAATAAACTTACTTGCCTGTTTGACTGAAATAATGGTAGAATGCGAGTTTAGTTGAGGTAAATTTAAATGATTAATGTAAAACTGCTACGAATTGTGACTGGTGAAGAAGTTATCGCAGAACTCATAGAAGAGAATGCTGCTTCTATTACAGTCCAAAATGGTCTTGTAGTTCTTCCAACTAATAATGGTGTTGGATTTGCTCCATGGGCAACCGTGATTAGTAAAGAAGACCCAGAGATTACGATTTCCAAAACTCATGTCGTATATGTCGCAGAAGTCCAAGAGGATGTCTGTAAGAAGTATAATGAAATGTTTGGTAGTAAGTTGATTACTCCAAACTCTAAAAAATTGGTCCTGTGACTTCAATGAGAATTGGAGTCATGTGTTCTGGAAACGGAACTAACTTTGAGAACATCGTTGAGAATTGTCCAGACCATGAAGTTGTAGTTATGATCTACAATATCAAAGGATGTGGTGCTCAAGAAAGGGCTGAACGATTGGGTATTCCTAACTGTCGTATTAAGAGTATTGATGAACAAAAAATCATCGATAAACTTAATAGACATAAAGTCGATTTAGTAGTTCTTGCAGGTTGGATGAGGATTGTTACTCCGGGATTGATTTATGCTTTTCCGAATAAGATAATCAATATTCATCCATCATTACTTCCAAAGTATAAGGGTCTTAATGCCGTTAAGCAAGCATTAGACAGTGGAGATAAAATCACTGGTTGTACAGTTCATTATGTGACTGAAGAGTTAGATTCTGGGGGGTGTATTGATTCTTCTTCTGTTCCTATTTGTGCTGGAGATACAGAAGAGACTTTACATCACAGAGTTCAGAGAGCAGAACATCGTTTACTTCCTATGGTAATTAATAATTTATTTGAAAATATAAATTAAATGGAATGGTTCATTGAGTTACTACAAATGAGACAAGATAAAATTGATACACAAGGCATGAGTATTCCCTCTAAGGGTAATATCAATTCTGAGAGGGATATCCCTCCAATGCCAGTAAAGCATCGTACAATCTTCACACCTGAAGAACGTAGAGAATTGAAAGATATTGTTAATGAAGCACTCGATGAGAGGTGGAACGACCATGAAGTTTAAGGCACTAGTATTCATTCGATTAAGATCTCAGGTTGATGACTCTCCTGGTAATGCCGTCAGAGATGCCTGTAAGAGATTATCTGAACTAGATATTAAAAAGTTGAGGTTAGGTAAGGTCATTGACATTTGGATTGAGGCACCTGATAAAGAGTATGCCGCCAAAGAAGTGACTAGACTGAGTGGTAGATTTCTTGCCAATACTGTAATGGAGGATTGGTATTATGAATTGACTGAAATCGATAGTTTCCCTCCAGGAGTAGAATAATGCCACATGAATTCGACCCATGCGAAGCACCGGTTGATGGTCTAGTTGATAAATGGGGATTTACAATTAAACCTACAATTAGTGATACTGAGTGTATTTTAATTTGTCTAAAAAATGCACCTTGTGGAATTGATAAAAAACAATCAGAACGTTTAGTAAAGGAGTTTGAAAATGGAAGGATTTAATGAACCCGGATCAAATAAGAGTTGGATGGATGAAGGATTTAAAAAGTATATAACACAATATCAACTAGATAATGTAGTTTCACTTTTAAATGGTAAGTTAGAGTATGCCTCTACTTACGATAACACTGGTAAAATCACTAAAAAAATTATTATTACTTACGATGAAACAAACGAAAAAGTGTCAAGTTAAGTCCAAGTTCTACTATATCTTTTGGGGAACTGCTACAGCATCAGTTTTATTGGGGCAATTATATGTCGGAACTGGATATCGGGTAATGGCAGAAAGCACATTGAGTTTTCAGAACTACCTTACAGAACTTTTAAAAACTGCTAAGACTTTCTGATGGGACTACTAAAAATTGATAAAAGCAAATTGATAGAGGAGAAAGTTAAAACTACTCCTCAAAATGTGAAAGAAGCAAATGAAGCACTTTTTCGTGCTACAATGAATCTACCTACTGCCGCAAAACATTGTGGTATGACTCAGAAGGAAATGAAATTGACCTTCTGGGAATTTTTGAAATATCATCCTCGTGATTATGAAAACCTTTCCTCTTAAAACTTGTCTAAGATATCCTGGTGGCAAGTCTAAGGCAACAAAGACTTTGGCACCATGGTTTCCTGAAGACTTTAAAGAATACCGTGAACCATTTATTGGTGGTGGTTCTGTGGCATTCTATGCGACTCAGGCATACCCAGATGTCCCTGTATGGATCAATGATAAGTATGTGACACTCTATAACTTCTGGGTTCAGTTGAGGGATAATGGTGAGGAACTATCCAATCGTCTGAATGATATTAAGTCAAGAGTATCAAACTATCAATCTCAGGATGATAAGGATGCGGCACATAAAGAACTCTTCAATCAAACACGGGATGATATCAATAGTCAGGATGGACTTGATCGTGCCGTAAGTTTCTTTATTCTGAACAAGTGTAGTTTTTCTGGTTTGACTGAGAATAGCACTTTTTCTAAAACTGCCTCTCGTTCTAATTTTTCTTTTGTTGGTATTGAGAAACTAAAGAAGTATTCTCAACTTACAGAGAAATGGAAGATTACAAATATTGATTACTCGGAGGTTATGAATGCTCCTGGTGAGGATGTATTTGTATTCCTTGATCCACCTTATGATATCAAAGACTTTCTTTATGGTAAGGACCGTGAGATGCACAAGTTCTTTGACCATGATAAGTTTGCCGAAGATGTATATAAGTGTCAGCACGAGTTTATGATTACCTATAATGTAAATGATAGGTTATTGGAACTGTATAAAGATTATTATTTACGTGAATGGAAATTGCGTTATTCCATGGCACATCGTGGTGAGAAAGGAACTGATGAGAATGTAAAGACAGAACTTCTTGTCACCAACTATCCTACCGAAAAAGAAACTGTAAACGTTCTTGACCTTCTACTTTATGACTGAACTGAAAGACTGGCTCAATTCTATCAATCAAACCAAGAAGCATTTGATTGATGAAGACCCTTCACTCGAAAAAGAATATCCTCCTTATATTATTAATCGTTGTTTCTCTGGACATCTTGATACTTTGATGTTTACGAATGAAATGAATAAGTATAATTTCCTTCCCAAGAAGTTACAATACGACTTCTTTATAAATATTGTGAGGAAAAAGAAGAGATTTTCTCCCTGGCTCCGACAAGATAAGATCAAAGATCTAGATTATGTCAAACGTTATTATGGTTATAGTAATGAGAAGGCAAAACAGGCTTTGAAAATTCTAACAAAAGAACAACTTAATTTTATTAAATCAAAATTTGATACTGGAGGAAAAGGATGAGTGTTGTTAGAGAAGCTGAAGTGAGGTGGACACCAGAACAAATGGTGGAAGTGGTTCTAGGAGAACCAGATGACTTTCTGAAAGTTCGTGAGACTTTGACTCGTATTGGAGTTGCGTCTAGAAAGGAAAAGAAAATCTATCAGTCCTGTCACATTCTGCACAAACAAGGAAGATATTACCTTGTGCATTTTAAGGAACTATTTGCACTTGATGGCAAACACGCAAACCTGACATTGAACGATGTTCAAAGACGTAATCGTATTGCTCAATTACTTGCTGATTGGGGTCTTATTAGCATCGTTAGTGCTGATAAAATACAAGATATTGCTCCACTAAATCAGATTAAGGTTCTTGCATTTAGAGATAAGCAAGACTGGATTCTTGAGACCAAATACAATATTGGGTCTAAAAAGAAAAGAGTGGAGGAAACCGAATAAGATTTTGAGAGGGGTTGCGACTCCTCTTTTTTTATGGTATAATGCA